TCGTGGGTAACCCAGGACCGACCGAGATCGCTTCGCCCAACTACTACTGGGGCGTCAAGTTCTCTCGAAACAACACGGACGCTCTGAACGTCAACATCAACACCGACAAGAACCGTCACGTGGCGGCCCTCACCAAGTTCCTTGGCATCCGTCAGCTCGACGCTGCAGTCACGGGCACCAACGCGGACGCTCTCTGCAACAACAAGTTCACGCTCGCTAAGGTCGCGTTCTCGAACACATCGATCAACGATCTGACCGGCACGATCGACACTCACATGAAGGAAGCGGCCTACGTCCGCAACGCCAACGTCGACCCGTCGACCTACACGGTCAACGACGGCACGATCTCCGCGCGAATCACGCTTGGTTCGCTCGTCGCAGCGACGTCCAGCGTCCAGTTCAACCGCTTCTCGCCGTACGCGAAGTTCACGACCTTCCTCCACGGCGGGTTCGACGGCGTCAACATCCTTGACAAGAACGCCCGTCGCCAGAACGATAAAGCGCTCTCATTTGACACAGGTGGCGGCGCTGAGAGCTCATTCGTTTCGCCGGGCCTGGCTCAGAACCAGGGCGGATCGTCAGTGACCAACAACGCGGTCGTGGCTTACAAGACCGCCGTCGACATCATGACCAACCCGCTGTACGTCAACACGAACATCCTGGCGATGCCGGGCATCCGTGAGCCGTACGTCACGGGCTACGCGGCTCAGAAGACCAAGGACTACGGCTTCGCGCTATACCTGATGGACATCGTCCCTTACGACGACACGGCTACACGCCTGTACGACGACACCACGTCGCGTCCTGACGTCAGCAACACGGCCAAGCTCTTCGACGGTCGCGCCATCGACAACAACTACTCAGCGGCGTACTTCCCAGACATCTTCGTCGACGACTCGGTCAACAAGCGTCGCGTCAAGGTACCTGCGACCGTCGCAGCGCTCGCCGCGCTCGCGTACAACGATCGCATCTCGTACCCGTGGTTCGCGCCCGCCGGCTTCAACCGCGCCTCGCTCGACTTCGTCACGAACGTGGCGACGCGCCTCAGCTCAGCAGATCGTGACGCGCTCTACGACGTGCGCATCAACCCGATCGCGACCTTCCCACGTCAGGGCTACGTCATCTTCGGACAGAAGACGCTCCAGGCCTCGAAGAGCTCGCTCGACCGCGTCAACGTTCGTCGCTTGCTCCTCGAGATCAAGCGCGTCGTCGTCGATGTCGCTCAGAAGCTCGTGTTCGAGCAGAACACACCCGAGACTCGCGACCGCTTCGTCCGCGAAGCTTCGACGCGCCTCGGCATCATCCAGACCCAGGCCGGCGTGGAACAGTTCCGCGTCGTCATGGACGAGACCAACAACACACAGCGCGACGTCGACGACAACCGTCTCAACGGCCGCATCCAGATCGTCCCGACGCGCACGATCGAGTTCATCAAGATGGACTTCATCATCACCAACTCCGGAGTAAGTTTTGTCTGATCACGCTTCGTGCGGGTTTAGCTCTGAGAAAAGCTGACCCGCACGGTAGTCGATTTCCCAGACAAATTTGAGCTCGTACCCGAGCTTCTTGAGTTTCTGTTGACGTTCGAGAGTCTCGAGGTACAGGGTACCCATGCGACGTCCGTTGTGATGATTGATCGTATCGGGAACGTGCTTACGCGGATCGCCGTGCCAGTAGGTGCCGTAGAACTCGTACACCACGTTATTCAACATACCGTCGGCGAGCATTCGAGTGCCGCCAATCGTAACCTGACGATGCTCAACATCATCAGGTATTTTAACGGCAGATAACCATTTTCTTTCTAATTTTGACGGTCCGTACTTCGAACAACGCGGACAACCGTTTCGTTGGAGAACATGATTTTCAGGTCGCTGCCAGAACGTCCCGTGATGAGGACATTCTATTTCGACTTTGATTTGTCCAGACTTATAGATGCATTTTGAGTAGTCGTACTTGTTGTTGTGTGCTAGATGTGCTCGATCAACGAAGTCTTCTAATGAGAGTTTGAAGTAGTTTGCGCACTCTGGACAGTTAGAGCGACTGTAGATGTGAACAGAAACGCTCTGCCAAAACTCTCCGTGTTTGCTACAAATTATTTTGAATGGAGTGATTGTATTCTTGTAAGGCTGACGAGGGTAGACATATCTGTCTCCATGGACTGCACGAGCTTTAAGCATCACTTCCTCCCAGCTTAACGCTTGTCGTTTGCTAGTGTGAACAATTTCACACTTAGGACAGCCGTACACGCTTTTTGTGTGATGTGCAAAGGACTGCCAGAATTCTCCGTGCTCTAAACACTTTATTTTTCCAGGCGTATGTGCGTTGACGTAGACGAACTCATCATAACAACACGTCTCGCCGTGCGCTAACTGAAGTCTCGTTCTGACTTCTTGCGAAGACAACGTTGAGTGTCGTTTTCCTTTTCTTTTGTTACTTCCTTCTTCGTGACCACAACGTGGACACCCTTTTTCGTTGTAGACGAGCATTCGAAATTCTTTCCAGAAGGCACCATGTTTCTGACAGAACATTCGACATCGAGTTCTAGGTCCCGTGTACTCGAAATGATCGATCTTGTACGCGTCACCCCATCTCTTTTGAACTTTGAGAATCGCTTCTTCATGCGTCAGTTTGGGACGACCTTTGACTTTACTCACAGGTGTAAGTAGGGCTGTGTATACCATCATTATACTCTTGACACAACCAACGTGGGATTGAATTAAGTGTTTTTGATCGTGCGCGTTAGTTAGCCATCGAGAATAAGATGGCAAGCAACGTAAGACTTGGATCGGCTGGCGTTACTACTCGTGAGATCGATCTTTCAGGACCGACGACGACCGCTATCGTGGGAATTCCGGCAGGTATCATTGGAACTAGCGTCAAGGGACCTGCGTTCGTCCCTGTGACCGTTGGTAACGTTTCCGATTACAATGCCAAGTTCGGTAAAAGTGACGGCCAAAAATTTGGAATGTTAGCGGTGTACGAGTGGCTGCGCAACGCGCAAGCCGTCACGTACCTCCGCGTCCTCGGCATCGGCGACGGTAACAAGCGCTCCACTTCGACCAAGCCTGGTCGAGTGGTCAACGCTGGTTTCACGGTCGGCGAGCAGCAGCCGAACGCCGACAGCGGCATCCTGACGTCCAACCCGTACGCCAACGCTGGCGGTGTGCTTGGACGCACGTACATGCTCGGCTGCTTCATGAGCGAGTCGGCTGGCTCGACGATCTTCAGCTCGGCGAGTCTCCAGGGGCCTGGCAGCATCACGCCTTCGGTGGCGATGGCTGTCCCGATCCTGCGCGGCGTCCTGATGGCTCCTTCAGGCGTCATCATGCGCCTGTCCTCGTCCTTCACCGGCTCGGTGGCTCCGACCTCTACGGCGGTTGCCAACTCCGATCAGAGCACTCAGGGTTCGTTGCTCGGCACCGTCAACCTCTCGTCGGCCAAGCAGGAGTTCGTCCTGCTCCTCAATGGTCATAAGGGCACGGACGCTGCGTACCCGAACGTCATTACCGCGAGCTTCGATCCGACAGCTCCGAACTACTTCGTGAACGTTCTCAACCGCGACCCGTACAGCATCCAGAGAGCAGGTCACTACCTCAACTCGTTCTGGGACATCCACCCGGCCCTCGCCGCGGTCACCGGGACGGGCTTGATCAGTGCCTCGTACTCCGCTGGCTTGACTGGCGGGAACGAGAGCGCGGCGTTCCTGCTCACCGGCAGCCTCTCGCGAGACACCGGCAGCGCGACCGTCCCCGACTTCGAGAGCTTCGAGGATCGCTTCCGCCACGCGAGCTCCCCCTGGGTCATCTCCCAGAAGTTCGGCGGAGCGAACAAGAACCTCTTCCAGTTCATCATGCTGGACGCTGGCGCCGGCACAGCTGACAAGGTGAAGATCTCGATCGAGAACATCTCGCCTTCGACCGACACACGCGACCCGTACGGCACGTTTGACGTCGTCGTGCGCGACTGGGAGGACACTGACAGCAACCCACGTGTGCTCGAGCAGTACCGTGGTCTGTCGCTCAACCCGTCGGCTGACCGCTACGTCGCCAAGGCGATCGGCGACCTCAACGTCTACTATGACTTTGACAAGACGACCACGTCCCAGAAGCTCGTCGTCGACGGCAACTACCCGAACGTCTCCAACTACATCCGTGTGGCTCTGGATGACCTCGTCATCAACGGATCTATCGACGCGACCGCGCTGCCTGTCGGCTACCGTGGCCCTGGCCACCTCGTCACGTCCGGAACGGCGCCGCTCGCGGCTCCGACCGCCATCGGCGGCATGCCTGACCTGCTGGTGCTCGACGCTCTCAAGCGCGTCGTCCAGCCGCCGGTCCCGTACCGTGTCAGTCTGCTCGAGGGCGAGGGCGCCAAGGCGCTCGTCAACAGTTCTCTCTATTGGGGACTTCAAGTCGAACAGGTCAACAGCGTCACCAACCCGAACGGTACGACTGTCAAGAATGATTCAGTGAAGTGCTTCACGCACTACTACCCGACGTTCATGACGTCCTATCAGAACGTTCTCGAGACGAACGTTGGTCAAGTCGACTCTTCGACTCTTGGCGTCATCGACGCGGATCGCTTCGACAACAACAAGTTCTCGCTCGAGAATGTTCGAGTCGTCACTGGTTCGAACGCGGTCGCTGACCCGCAGAAGTGGACCTCCGCGGTCTACATGCGCGGCGGAGTCATTGGAGCGAACGAAACTGACAAGACACGAGCGGTCTCGATCAGCGACTTCACGCAGCCGAACCGCAAGTTCTTGAAGTTCACCATGCCTCTGCAGGGTGGGTTCGATGGCGTCAACATCTTCAACCGCGAAGAGGCCAACCTCACCAACACCGCGGTCAAGCAGGACATGGACGATTCGAACCGCGGGCAGTCCGCGGGTCCGACGGCCGGCGCGTACCGTAAGGCTCTCGACATCATGCGCGAGCGCACCGACGTCGACATCCAGCTGCTCGCTATCCCAGGCATCCGTCACTCCATCGTCACTGACAAGGCGATCGACTCGGTTGAGAATCGCTTCGACGCCATGTTGATCATGGACATCG